CGTCATCCCAGACGATGACGTTCTCCCATTGTGACCCCTGTGATTTGTGCCCCGTGATTGCCCAGCCGTACGTGGCCTCGGTCAACAGTCGCTTGTTCTTCCAGTCGCGATCGTGCCGCTGCCGGTCGAACGCGACATGGTCTTCGAAGTGCCCCTTGTAGATTCGCAGTCGCTCGCGCTTGCCGTTCTCGCCGGGTCGGCCGATCGGGTTGCCTTCCTCGTCAGCAACCACAGCCGACAAGAAGAGGCTGCCCTCGTCGACGACGTCCTCCAGCGTCAGGAACATCCCGTTGATCAGACCGAGATCATTCTGGTTCTTCAGGCAGATGATCTTCTCGCCATGACCGGTTGGCAGCCACCCTTCGTGATATCCAGCAGCACGTCGCATCGCGTTGTTGAGCTGAAGGCGCGTGGCATTGAGCCCGCAGATGACTTGACCGCCGCGTAGGCACTGTTCGGGCGTCACATCCATCTTGGGCATCTTCCAGACGAAGGTGTCGTACTGCCCAAACCCGATCGGTTCGCCTTGGCGTGCCATGGTGGCAAGCCGGATGATCGCGCTCTCCTCCGCCTGACGGTGGATCTCGGTCAGCATCACGTCGGGTGCGTCCTTTGTGAACGCTCCTTCGCCTTTGATCGGCGGCAGTTGCCCCGGGTCGCCGAGAACAAGGATTGGCTTGCCGAAACTCATGAGATCGCGCGCCATGTCCTCGCCGACCATCGAGACCTCGTCGAGCACGATTAGCCGGGCGTGAGCTGCGTCGCTCTGCGGGTTCAGCGCAAAACGCGGCTTCTTCATCTGCGACATCGCCTGGCACATGGCCTCGATCGCAGCCTCTGCGGCGGTGCGGTCGAAGCCTGCGAGCTTCGCCGTCTCGATCCTCGCCTCCTCGATCTTTTTGCCGGCGGTCTCGATCTCCTCGTCGGTGGCGACGATGACGCTGTAGATCAGGCTGTGGATGGTACGCGCGGGCGTGCCCTTGCGGCGGAGCACTAGGGCCGCCTTTCCCGTGAACGTGGCGGTGACGACGCCGGGGACGCATTCGCCGCCCTCCCGACTGCTCTTGTGTGGATCGAGGCCAAGCTCGGCGAGCGCGAATTTCAGGACGGTGGACTTGCCCGTGCCGGCGTAGCCGAACAACCGGAACACCTGCTGCTCCTTCGTCCGATTGTTGAACCAATCTTGGATGGCGGCGATCGCGCGCGTTTGGGTGTCGGACGGCGTGATGTCTGTCATGACCGCACCTTCCAGCAACGGTCCTGCCATGCGCACGGCCCGTGCCATTCGCCAGCGGTCCGGCCGCCGCGGCAGAGAGCCGAGGTCCTGTCGGCGGCGGCTCGGGGCAGCAGTTCCTGCAATTCGCTGGCGCGGACGACCAGCGCTGCGCGGTCGCTGGCGTGCTGGGCGAGCGCGGCATCGAAGGACACCAACTCGCAGTGGAGTTCGAAGGTGTCCCGGTTCAGCGCCGTGAACAGGGCGGGGTTGGGCAGTTCGAGATACGCTTGGTACAGCGCGATCTGCGCCGCGTAGACCGGCCGTGCGATCACGACGCCTCTCTTGACCACCTCCTTCCAGGAGGATGCACCCAGCGCCTTGTTCTCCCACAGCGCCGGATAGTCCATCGCTGCCGGACCGGCGACCAGGCAGCCATCGATGTGACCGCGGAAACGTCCAGCGAGCGATGAAAATCCGAACTGCCGGCCGTCCTTGCGGTGGATGCGCAGGTCAAAGCCGGCGGCGCGCAGCCATGTCGCCACTATGTCTTCGGCCCGATGGCCGGCCTCGAACACGCGTAACGTGCTCGGATCGAAGTCGCGGCCATCGTCCTTGGGAACCGCCAGATAATCATACTGGATCTGCCGAAGGCACTCGCGACCGAGCCCCGATGTGCTGACATAGTGGCGCGGCGGTTGCGCGCGATTTCTCGCAGCCAGCGCATCATCGATCGAAGTATTGATAGCTACGCCCACGCCGGGTGAACGGCTCGGGCCCTCGTATTGGCATCCGGAGGCGTGGTTGAGATCGATCATTGCGGCGCCTCAAAATGGCAAGTCGTCGTTGAGTGCTCCTCGCTGCATGGCATGCTGAAAGCCGTCTACACATGCCTCGATGATCCGGTCGATCTCCTCTGCGGCACGATCGTGGAACGGCGCCATCAGCCCGAGCTCGGTCAGCACCTCTGCGAGGTTGCGGCGCGCCGCCTTGATGGCCTGAGCCTCATGCTGAGTCTTATCAATCATGCCGCGGTTTCTCTTGGCGATAGCGGCGCCGGCCTGCAGGCAGCGCATCGAGCAGAAGGCAAAGGTTGGATAGCGATCGGGAACCAGAAGGTGGGTGTAGTAGAATCCGCGCCCCGCACGACGGCAGATGGCACAGGCCCTTAAGGCAGCAGTATCGAGAGCTTCTGCGACGCGGGTTCGTTTGGCTGCTCCTTGATCCGGTGCGAGGCCTTCACGATGAACACGCTGATGGCGTTCTGGGCCATCGCTTCGAGGTCGCGCATGCTCAATGAGCGGATTGGCCGGCCGAGGCCTCCTCTTCCTTCGAGCCATTCGCCGATCGCCTTCGCGGCCTCATGATTGACATGGGCCTGCCACTCGTCGTCGGTCATGCGCTGGTGCGTCAGCCGTTGAGCCAGGCGGGTCCGCTCGCAGCCGCAGCGGGACGTTCAGCCGATTTCGCGGCGTTCTGGTCTGCCCATGGGACGCCAGCTGACGCTGGTTGCGGGGCCCCAGACGAGCTCCATGCAGGCCCCTGAGAGGCCGGGGCCTCTGCGCCCTTGCGCGGCTTGGCATTGACGGGATCGGGTTGGACGCTCTCGCCGCGCATGGTGGCGGCATATTGCGGCTCGCCGGGCAACACCACGTTCGCAAGCTTGTTGACATCCTTGTACTGCGGGTTCGAGGCGGGCTCGACCATGATGCGCGCCGCAAACACGATGCCGTCGAGCTGCTTCAATCCCTGGATGACGCGCTTCTGTTTTGCCACGGGACTTTCGTCGCGGGGGTCGAGCCCGAGCGCGCTGTCCACCATCGCCCGGAACGAGCTCTTGGAGATGTTCCAGCCCTTGGACTGTCCCTTGTCGTCGAGCTTGCCGCCGGCAACGGTAAAATTCTGCCAGAATTTGCGCCTGGCATACGGACCCTCGACGACTGTGAATTCGCAATCGAGCATTTTGGCGTCGCTCGACTGGGATGCCTTGAGCAGGCCGACATCGATCGGTGTCGAGCCGTTCACGCCGCCAGGGCGGACATTCATCTTCACCTTGGCAAAGGTGCCGTCGGGGATCAGTTCGCCGAGCGGCGCCATTTGTGGCTGAGCATCATTGAGGTCGTACATGGCTGTCTCCATTGATGGGAAATTCAAGCTGCATTCGGCGCGGCGACGTTGGGATGGCCCGCTCCCGCGAATCCTGGCGTGTTGATCTTTGCCAGCAGCGCGCCCAGGTCGGCCGGTTCGGTGACGTCGAGCCTGCCGCTGCGATCCTTGGCGGGTAGGCCATATGGATTTCCGGCGCGGCACACGAGCCGGCGCTCGATCGCTTTCTCGTCGAGCACGTAGTTTCCTTCGGTGTCGCGTGAGAACAGGTGCAGCGAGATCACCTGATCGACGATCCCGGGAAGCTCGCGCCCGGCCTTTGAGCCTTCCATTTGCGGCTGCCAGGTCGTCACGTTGAACTCGTCGGTGACCTTTTCCAGCACGCCGACGAAGATCACGGTCTTGCCGGTCGCGTGCTGCAGGTGCTTGAGCGCCTGGATGACTTCACGTCCAAGCATTCCATAGGCACCCCGGATGTCCGGCTTGCCGGTTTTTTCGGAGAACGCCTCGGGCTGCTGCCGCGCATAGACCATCACTTGCCGGGTGAGGTCGGTGATGCTGTCGACGAAGACGATCGACTTCGATCGCAGGAACTCCTCGACCCCGGTTCCGGCGTACACGCCACGTGCGTGCTGGTGATGCTGGGCGCTGTACCAGGCGTTCGGATCGGCCGCCGGATCGGGCCCTCCGATCAGCACCGCGAGATCGCGAAAATCCACAAAGCTGCGGACCGGGATGCTGGCGCCTGGCCAGTCCTGCACCGACTTCATGCCGGCCTCGAGATCAAGGCAGACAGTCTGTTCGGGCGGGAGTGTCTTCAGAAGTGACGTTTTGCCAGCACCCCATGGTCCGAAAATCGCAAATGACGTTTTGTTCTGCGCGGCCGACAAACGCTCATCGGCAGTCACGATCCGCACTGGCATTTCAATCCTCCACATCCTGGGTGGTCGGCGGGGCGTTGACCGGGTGCCGAAGGACGACCCTGCCCACCCTTGCGGAATTGGGCCGCCCCGCCGTGTTCACGCGACCGCCCGCTTGTCAGAACCGACACTTTCGAGGCGATAGACCGGCCGACCCGTTTCGACCGTGCGCGCCGGAATGAACAGTTCGCGTATCGGCCGCGGCCAGTTGGTGAATGCTGCCTCCGACACATCGAACTTTGTCTTCACGTAGCTCGCGGGATCGTCACCCCAGCTAGTGCGAATGATCTCGACGGCGTGCTGCAGCTTTGCTTGATCCCATTTCACGCGCTTGGGCAGGTCGGCGATGACAGTGAAATCGTTGTCGACGAACCGGACGGTGCCCGTATCCTTGCCAGCCTCCGCCCTACTTTGCTTCGCGCGAGCGCCATATCGCCTGTCGAGCCCAGCATCGAGCTTGTCTTCTACCTGCCGGAGCGACGCCTTCTGGGTGCCGAGATCGTCGAGCAGACAGGCAAGCTCCGGAGCGGAAAGCTGTGCGATCTCTTCGATGGTGAGATCGCGAATGTGTTCCGTGACGATGACGGGGCCGGTCATGGGCCTGTCCCTCAAGCTGCCAATGCGGGCGCTTGGATTTGCGCTAACGGGCTGCCCAGCCGCCCGACCGCACGGATCGCGAGGTAGACGTAGTCGTGAGGTCCGAGCCGTTTCTGGACTGGGAACACCAGACCCTGATCGGCCGCAACCATCACCCGGCGGGCGACGACGACCAGTTTGCGACACTCACCGGGACTGAGGATGGCTGCGGCTTCGCAGCGGTCGCGGCCGAGGTGCCCCCGATAATAGGCGATGCAATCGTTCGTCTGGGCGTCGACGATCCAGTCGACGAACCCATTCTCGTCGAACGGAATGGCGTGCTTTTCGATCAGGATCGGGAGGGTGAGTGCAGACTGCGACATGGCAAACCTTTCTCGTGCGGTCGAAGGCACGCCCACGACCGGGATGGAAGTTCCGCAACTGGCTGGTGGCCGCTCGGCCGATCAGTCCCTATTCATCAGGTAGCGATTGAGACCCTCAGTTTTCCCACGAGGTCCTCGGTGCCCCCTCTACACATCAGGTAGCGATCGGCCCCTCGAATTTTCCCAGGAGGTCATGGATCGACGAGCCGCCTGCGATCGACGAGCCCGATCGAGAACAGCCGGTATCGGATCTCCCGGAGGCGACGGTAGAACTCGCTCGTGGAGAGACCCAGCCCGCGCTGCGCCTCTGCCAGCTCGCCGTCGGCCTCTAGCGCGGCCTCGGCAACGATCCGCAACTCCTGGGGAAGGCTCGCGACGAACGACATCACCGAGACTGCATCGAGAATGTCTGCCTCAGTCGGAGCGGTCTGATCCTGCAGCGTATCGGAAAGCGCTTGTTCCTCGCCCTCGAGCTCCGACGCTCCCGTAGACTGATCAAGCGATGCAAAGAGCCTCCGGGCGGCCGCGAGACTGTCGGCGACCGACTGAGCTGCCTGCCGTGCTATCCGGTGCGCGAAGGGCGTCCATGGACCACGCGTTGGATCGAAGAACCGTCGCCGTTCGAGCAGGACGAGCAGGATCTCCTGCTCTGCCTCCTGCCGCTCGACGTCGGGCAGCTTGAGCGTCCGCGCGACGCGGCGAGCCTGGTACGCCGCCGCTGCCATCATGGTGCGCAGCGCTCGCTGATCGAACGGGCGGCCGCGCGCAGCGATCGCCTCCGTTGTCAGCTGGTCGGTAATGTCCGATGCTTCGCCAACTTCCTCCATGAACCGTTCCCCCGCGCGAATCGAGCCTTTCGGCCGATATGCATCGGAGCGGACGAGTTGTTTAGGCGGAAACAGGCGGAAACTACGAAGTGCCTTTGATCTCAGCTACTTCGGAAAATTCATCCACAATGGGAGGTCGCCAGAGTCCTGGCGAAAACGACTCCGGATTCGTGCTGGAAGCTCTCACAGCAGCACCGCGGAGCAATCAATAATGAACTCAAAATACCCGGGAATGAACGGCAACGCGCAGGCACCCATCAACTCACGCCACACCAACGCAACCTTACGCCGGATCGTGCTTTCGTCTGGAGGGCGCCCCCGTGTATGGAACCAGTCCGCCATTTCGCGCACCAACTCGCTCTGGGTGCGCGGGAGCCCGTGGACAAAGATTCTGCGCGTGATTTCCACAAAGAACCTATCCCAATCGTAGCGAGGTGGAGCACCGGGTCCGGCGGGCCGCGTGCGTGGGGGCGGCTGGCTTGGCTGCTTGGTATTGCCGTATCGCGCGTCACGATCGACGCCGAACCGCTGCGCGAAGCTCTCGACCTCCGACTGCACGATGAAGATGTCGCGCAGCGCGGCGATGAGCCCGGCGGCTGGTTCACTGATCCACTGCCATTCTGTCTGGCCGTGCTCGCGCATGCGCCGAATGGCAACCGCCGTCTCGGCCACCGCGCCGGGAAGGAACAACTGACGCACATCGGCGCCGGCAATTTCGACGAGACCGAACAGTGTTTTGCCAGAGTCGGTCTTGGTTGGCGCCGCTGCGAGCGAAAGTTCCAACAAACCGCCGATCGCCCAGTCGACGATATCGAGCGGCACGACGGACCAATCGTTGGCAACGTCGGTCAAAGGATGGAAGAGGCGCGGTGGCAGTGGCATCTGCGAAGCTCCTTTCGGTTGCGAATCAAAATTGCAATTACGAAAGCAGGATCGCCATCCGCACATTCGACATTACGTCGCACCCCGAACGTCATTGTCGGCCGCCTTCCAGGGCCAGGGCTGTGAATAACTCTCTCCGGGAAGCAGCACGGAATGCTTGACCGAGAAAGTCGACGAGCGGCCATGAATTGGGCGATAATGGCTGGCGCCAATTGGCGCAGTCGCATATCGGCGATATTGGATAGATTATGTTTCTGACATAGGCCGCCGGGCGACAAACCGATCATCATCTGGTCTGGCGCCTTCAAGATGCCTGGGCATTGGTCAAAGCAGCAACCGATGCGACAATTGACATGAAGCAGCCGGAACCATCAGCCCAGGAAGTGCTGGCCGGCCTGGTTGAGCGCGTTACCTATCACAACGCGGAAAACGGCTTCTGCGTTCTGCGCGCCAAGGCGCGCGGGCATCGTGACATGGTGACCATCGTCGGCCATGCCGCCACCATTGCGGCCGGCGAGTGGATCACCGCTTCGGGAGAATGGATCAACGACCGCACCCACGGTCAGCAGTTCAAAGCGCGGTTCCTGCGCACCTCACTTCCCGATTCAGCGGACGGTATCGAGAAGTACCTCTCATCCGGCATGATCCGCGGTGTTGGTCCGGTTTACGCCAAGAAGCTGGTGCGCGCTTTCGGTGACAAGGTGTTCGACGTCATCGAGGCGACACCGGACCGACTGCGTGAGATCGACGGCATCGGACCGGTGCGCGCGGCCAGCATTCTCGCCGCCTGGGCCGAGCAGAAGGCGGTACGGGAGATCATGGTGTTCCTGCACAGCAATGGGGTCGGCACGGCGCGGGCGGTGCGGATCTTCAAGACTTATGGCTCCGACGCCATCCAGGTCATGACCGAGAACCCATATCGGCTGGCGCGCGATATCCGCGGCATCGGGTTCAAGACCGCCGACGCCATTGCGATGAAGCTTGGCATCGAGAAGACCGCGACGATCCGCGTTCGCGCGGGGATTTCCTATGCGCTGACCGAGGCCATGGACGAGGGACATTGCGGCCTGCCGACGGAAGAACTGATCCCGCTGGCCGAGAAGTTGCTCGAGGTGCCGCAGCAACTGATCCGGACCGCGCTCGATCTCGAGCTGCAGGAAGGCACGGTGGTCGCCGACCGGGTTGGCGAAACCCCTTGTGTGTTTCTGGCTGGTCTATATCGGGCGGAGCGCACCATCGCCGAGAGGCTGATGCGGCTGGCAAACGGCTCACTGCCTTGGCCCTGGATCGACTTGGAAAAGGCGTTGCCCTGGGTCGAGAAACATATCGGTCTGGCCCTTGCTGAAAGCCAGGGCGCGGCGGTCCGTCTGGCGCTGATGTCCAAGGTCACGGTGATGACCGGCGGACCTGGAGTCGGGAAGACCACCATCGTCAAGGCCATTCTGCGCATCCTCGCGGCGAAGGGCACCGGCATTCTTCTCTGCGCTCCGACCGGACGCGCCGCCAAGCGCATGACCGAGGCGACTGGGTTCGAGGCTAAGACGATTCACCGACTGCTGGAGGTCGATCCAAAGGGTGGCGGTTTCAAGCGCGGCGACGACAACCCGCTCGATTGTGACCTGCTGGTGGTTGACGAGACCTCCATGGTCGACGTCATGCTGATGCAGTCGCTCATGAAGGCGGTACCGGACCGGGCCGCTCTCTTGATCGTTGGCGACATCGACCAGCTCCCGTCGGTCGGGCCGGGTCAAGTGCTGGCCGATGTCATCTCATCGGGCGCTGTGCCGGTGGTGCGCCTCACCGAAGTGTTCCGACAAGCCGCACAGAGCCGCATCATCATCAGTGCCCATCGCATCAACCAGGGCTCGATCCCCGATCTTAGCCCGCCTGAAGCCGAGAGCGACTTCTACTTTGTGCAGGCCGATGATCCAGAGACCGCGGTTGCCCGTATCATCGAACTTGTGAAGTCGCGGATCCCCAAACGGTTTGGCCTCGATCCCATCCGGGATATCCAGGTGCTGTGTCCGATGAACCGCGGCGGCGTGGGCGCGCGGTCTTTGAACATCGAGCTGCAAGCGGCCCTCAATCCCGCCGGCGATCGCAAGGTGGAGCGGTTCGGGTGGACCTTTGCTCCTGGCGACAAGGTCATGCAGATCGAGAACGATTACGACAAGGAGGTCTACAACGGCGACATCGGCTACATCGCCGACGTCGACCCTAATGCCGGCGAGATCGTCGCGAGCTTTGACGACCGGTCCGTCACTTACGGATTTGGCGAGCTCGACATGCTGGTGCCGGCTTACGCGGCAACCATTCACAAGAGCCAGGGTTCGGAATATCCCGCCGTGATCATCCCGGTGCTCACCCAGCATTACGCCATGCTGCAGCGGAACCTGCTTTACACCGGCGTCACACGGGGCAAGCGGCTGGTCGTGCTGGTCGGGCAGAAGAAGGCGATCGCCATTGCGGTGCGTAACGTCTCGGGCCGGCGGCGGTGGTCGAAGCTCAGCGAGTGGCTGCGGTCAAAGCCGCCTGCGTCACGACAATTCGGCATGGCGAGCTGAGCCATGATCGCAGAGGACTTTCTGCAGGACCCGCAGGTGCGGAAGTGGCTCGATGGGATTGAGCCCGCCTGGACGCTACTGACCTTCGATAGTTTGCGGGCACTACGGCAGGAGCCGTCGGCCGTTGCGACCGCAATCCGGATCGCCAATGATCTCAATGCCGAGGAAATTGCTGGCTCAGCAGTAGCGCGCAATACGCCCATCCTGCTGCGGCAGGCGATCGAGCGCGGTGGCCTGCCGCTGACCGCAACCGGAAACCTCTCTCGCGCCGTCGTAGCCGAGATGTGCACGCTCATCGAATGGCCCGGCTATGACCAAACCGACGCGTTTCGGCTTCACAAGGTCATCAACGAGCCTGACTTCCTGCCGCTGCATATCGTTCGGTTGCTCGCGGAGGCAGCCAAGCTCGTTCACACACAGCGCGGCAAGTTGGTGGCGACGCCGCTCGGGAAATCGATGCTCAGCGATACCCGGCGAGGCAGCCTGCCTGCGATCCTGTTCCATCTCGCGCTCTGGCATCTGGATCTCGGGTATTTCGGCCGTGGGCTGCTCGGCTCATGGCCACAGACCGATATCGGCATTGTACTGTGGTCGCTGTCGATTTCGGGAGGCGACTGGCAATCCAGCGAGAGGTTGACGCGGCTCTGCACGATCCCGGAACCTGCGATGTTTTCTGGAACGTGGGACAGGACGTCCTACGCAATGGAGGCCAGGATCCTCCGACCACTGCTCTGGTTCGGGCTGCTCGAACATCGTAGGGAAAAGATCGCGGATAGCCGGTTCGGCGAGCATCATTTCTATCGAAAGGCAGCCTTGTTCGACCGAATGCTGACTTTCGACGTCGCAGTGGATTCGATTGCCGGCGCCCGACATTGAAAGCTGTCGCCGAAGTTCCTCAGCGGACCCGCGGAGACCTCCTGGGAAAAATAGGTCCGTCGATCGCTACTAAGAGAGGGAGAACCCAACACGGAAGATCTTCTCTCGCATGCACAATGGTATCGACCCGAGTTTCCTGTCCGCCTCCGAGCGCCTCGCTGAAATCGCCGAAATCCTGGCGACCGGCCTAATTCGGCTCAAGTCACGACAGTCAACTCCTTTATCTCCGGACAGCGGAGAGAGTTCGCTCGACTGTGCCGCCCACCAGAGCGGTCATGCCAACGCCCTCACGGATCAAGGAGGCTTGGATTGACCGATACAGTTTTGGCGCGTGTGGCCGCTCTACAGGAAATGCCAATTCTGGCGCTCAAGCAGCGATGGCGCGACCTCTTCGAATCCGAGCCACCGCCCTATAACCGCCGGTTCCTGGAACACCGCCTCGCGTACCGAATTCAGGAACTAGCGTACGGGGGACTCAAGCCCGAGACGCTCAAACGGTTGAAGGCAATCGCCGAAGACCTCGATGGCGGCGATCCAGCGCGCCGGCGCCAAGCTGCGAAGGACCGGCCGATCGCCGGGACTCGGCTCATTCGGGAATTTCAGGGCGTCGAGCACTGTGTGACGGTGCGCGATGATGATTTCGAATATCAGGGCCGACCCTACAAATCGCTCTCCGCGGTTGCGCGTGCGATCACCGGCACGCGCTGGAATGGCTTAATCTTTTTCGGCTTGAAAAATCAGCGGGCTCCACGATGAAGAAGCCGGTCGTCCGCTCGATGCACAGCGGGAAGCGTGCGAGGCGTACATCGCGAGCCAGAAGCCCGAGGGCTGGCTGTTGGTGCCCGACCATTATGATGATGGGGGCATTTCTGGCGCGACGCTGGAGCGGCCTGCGCTCAAGCGACTGCTGGCCGACATCGAGGCGCACCGTGTCGATGTTGTCGTGGTCTACAAAATCGATCGACTCAGCCGTGCGCTCATGGATTTTGCCAAGCTGGTCGAGGTGTTCGACCGCAACAACGTCACCTTCGTCAGCGTCACGCAGTCGTTCAACACCACCACCTCCATGGGGCGGCTGACGCTCAATATCCTGCTGTCGTTCGCGCAGTTCGAGCGGGAGGTCATCGGTGAGCGCATCCGCGACAAATTTGCTGCCTCACGCAAGAAGGGTATGTGGATGGGTGGATTCGTTCCGCTCGGCTACGACATCAAGGACCGAAAGCTGGTCGTCAATGAGGCTCAGGCGGCGACAGTCCGGATGATTTTCGAACGCTTCATCAAGATCGGTTCGGCCACCGAGCTGGTGAGGCGCCTTAGAACCGAAGGCGTCCGCGGCAAGCAAGGCAAGCTCGTCGACAAGGGCTATGTCTACAAGTTGCTCAACAATCGGGTTTACATTGGCGAGGCCGTTCACAAGGGCACGGCTTATCCTGGTGAGCACCAAGCCATCATCGATCGCACACTCTGGGATCGTGTGCACAGCGTCCTGCGCGAGAGCCCGCGGAAGCGCGCTGTGAACACCCGGACCCAGACCCCGGCGTTGCTCAAAGGCCTGATCTTCGGGCCGACCGGCAGGGCGATGACGCCGGCCCACACCCGCCGCAACGGCAAGCTCTACCGCTACTACGTCTCGACCGATGTACTGAAACGCGACGCCACAGCGTGCCCGGTGCGTCGCATCCCGGCGGGCGAGATCGAGGGTGCGGTCGTCGATCAGCTTCGCGGAGTCCTACGCACCCCCGAAATCATCGTCGGCACATGGCGCGCGGCAAGATCAATGAGCGACATCTCAGAGGCCGACGTGCGCGAGGCGCTGAACCGGCTCGATCCACTCTGGGATGAGCTGTTCCCCGCCGAGCAGGCGCGAATCGTGCAGCTGCTCGTGGAGCGCGTCGATCTTGCTCCGGACGGCGCCGACATCCGCATGCGAACCGTTGGGCTGACCAAGCTGGTCGCTGATCTCAGTGCGATCAAGCCGGAGACGAGGAGGGCTGCCTGATGGCCAAGCTGAGCGACGACGGCCGCACCATCACTGTGCGGGTGCCGATTTCGATCAGGAAACGCGGCGGCCGGAAACTTGTGCTCGCGCCCGACGGCGCGGACGTTTCAGCGGTACCAATCGGCCGTCACGTTGATAAGGCCATAGTCAAGGCTGTGGCCCGGGCTTTTCGCTGGCGCGAAACGCTGGAGAACGGCACGTACGCCACCATCACTGAAATCGCTGCCGCCGAAAAGATCAATGAATCCTACGTTGGTCGCGTCCTCCGGCTTACTCTGCTGGCGCCGGATATCATCGAGGCGATCCTCGGCGGGCGACAGCCTGCGAGCATTCAGTTGGATAAGCTGCTGCGAGGTTTTCCGGTAGCGTGGCAGGCCCAGCGTGAAGCCGTCTCGTAACTGAATTTGAAATTCACTCGCAATAAGCCTACGAGATCAAGCGGTTAGAGGCTCAGTAGGCGTCGGCTCTGAACGAGATACCGGTGGAGCAGCCTGGCTTCGTCAGCGTATCCTTCTGAATGCGCCCTGAAGGCCCTATAGACAATCGGCGCTTTCAGGTGCCGGCCCTGGGCAAATCAGGGTAGGATTCGGCGCGAATGGCGAGTCGGAAACTTCTCGGAATTGCTAATGGCCAAGGCTGACCATATTAAACGGCTCGTTGCGAGCTTTGGAAGGAACCAGGAGTTCCGGGCGGCGGCCTTGCGCATCATCGATGAAGCCGCCAGTCAGGGTAAGAAACCCTTTGCCGATTCCCTCCGCAAAATTCTCGACGCCAATGTCCGTCCGGACTACCAAGCATCTTCACAGCCGGGACTGACAACCCTAGCGAGCCAGATCGATCCTGCCACTGACCTGATCGATGAGATCCCGATAAGCCGCGGCCTCGGAGATATCGTACTCAATCCGGACACGCGGCTGTTGATCGATGGCATCATTGAGGAGCGCCGCCGGTGCGAAGAGCTCCGACGCCACCGCTTGCCTGTATCGACGCGGCTGCTGTTCACTGGCCCGCCTGGCTGCGGCAAATCGCTGTGCGCCGAGGTAGTCGCACGCGAGCTCTCGCTGCCGCTCTACGGCGCACGTATCGACGTGATCATTTCTTCCTTCCTGGGTGAAACGGCGAGCAATCTACGGCGCTTGTTTGAATTTGCCGCGCGCAAGCCGTGCATCCTTTTCCTTGATGAGTTCGATGCACTCGCGAGGACGCGATCGGATGCGGCCGAGCACAATGAGTTACGCCGGGTTGTGAACAGCTTGCTGCTGATGATCGAGCGGTTTAATGGGCCGGGCCTCGTGATCGCGGCTACCAACCTCCCGCAATTTTTGGACGAAGCCCTGTGGCGTCGATTTGACGATATACTCTTGTTCGAGCTGCCGACAGAACGTGAAATAGAACTATTGCTTGCGCGTGAGTTTGCCAATTTCCCCGCGCATTTTGATCTTACCACACCCATTAGCAAACTCGTCGGCATGTCGTATGCCGACATAGAGCGCATTTGTATTGATGCAATCAAAAAGGCCGTGCTGAAGAAGCGCAAGTCTGTTAGCGAGACCGAATTCGCCGCTGCGCTTCGTCAGGAAACCCGCCGCAAAGGTCTTACTTCTCGCCGAAGCGCTTGACGCGTCCGATGGCAAAGCTTCCTCACCTTCAGCTACAGCGCCTCGACAGGACAGAAGACCGGCGCAAGCTGCCGGCGCCTGTCGCCCCGCCGGTCAGAGGGAGTGCCAGAGGGCACGCCGCGGTGATCACTGGGAAAATCGATGCCCTCGCGGCCGAACAAAACGAACTGCCCAAGATTGAGGGCATTGACCCCGAGCTTATTCTCAAGGTGAATCTGGCTGCACCGGTTCAGGAGGACACCTGGCGGGCAGCAGGGTTCAAGATCCTTTCGCAAGAGCTGGGCGGCATACTTGTGCTCTTCACCGATGACACGGAGTTGAAATTGTTCCGTGATCGCCTTTCAGAATATCAGAAGGGCACACAACCAGATCAGAAGAACCCCGCCTACAATGGGCTGTTCGCAGCCATCGACGATGTGGCTAGCATCGCTCCCGCGGATCGCATTGGCCCGCGCTTTCGCGCCGATGGGAAATCTGCCGTTACGGATTTCGATGGCCGCGCAGGCTTCACCGTTGATGTCGAATTGTGGGACGCACCCGCTCACTTGGACCGCCAAGTGCGAGTGCAGAAAGTCGTCGAACATATCGAGGGGGCGGGCGGCGAAGTCATTTCACGCTACATTGGCACTGCCGGCCTGATTGTATTGCGCGCCCGTTTACGCGGCTCGATCTTGCGAGATGTGCTTGCCCTTACGGTTGTTTCGCGTATCGACTTGCCGCCCATTCCGGACTTAGGGGAGCGCGACCCACCCGTTGTGACGTTGGACGAAGTCACAGCCGCGCCTCCACCGCCGGAAGCGCCGCTTATCGGCATTATTGATAGCGGAAGCACCGAGCATCCCCTCGTGGCACCATCCCTTGTTGAATCCCTAGGCATTCCCGCAGGCTTGGGTACGGCAGATATTTGGGGCCATGGAACGAAGGTTGCGGGCATCGCGGCATTTGGCGACTTGCGCGAGTGCGTTGATCGCAGGTCTTTCGAGAGCCCTGTGCGTATAATTTCGGTCAAAGTCGTCAACGATCAGGGGCGGTTCGACGATGCCTCAACAATACCCGACCAAATGGATGCCGCCATCCGTGCTCTCCATCAACGGGGGTGCCGGGTCATTAATATCGCTCTCGGCGATAAGCATCGTATTCCTTTCGACGGAGGCCGCGTTTCACCCTGGGCGGCAACCCTCGATACCCTAGCGCGCGAGCTTGACGTCGTGGTGATCGTTTCGGCGGGGAACTCCGCCAGTGCAGAGAGAGCCCCTTGGGGACCGCAGGCAGAACAGGTCACACAGACATATCCTGGCTATCTCGTTTCCGCGGAGAATCGCATTGTTGATCCGGCAACGGCGGCGATCGCCCTCACGGTCGGCAGTCTTGCTCATGCAAATGGGCTACCAGCCGAGCCAATTGGAGGCGCGGAGCTCCGTGCAATCACCTCCATAAATACTCCCACACCTGTCACGCGCTGCGGGCCGGGTGCAAATGACTCGATCAAACCAGAGCTAGTTGATTTTGGCGGCACCGTTCTTTTCGACGGTATGACGCAGCGGATCGTAACCGGCGATCACTACGCTAGCGCCGGCATGCTCACGCTACGGCCCGACTATCTTCAGGGACTTCTCACCTCTTCCACGGGGACGTCGATGGCAGCGCCCCGCATCGCTTATAAGGCAGCTCTTCTCGTTCGAGCCATGCCAAGGGCGTCGGCAAACATGTTACGCGCGCTGCTCGGACTTGCGGCCAGCTGCCCGGCCGAAGCTCTGCAGTGTTTGAATCATCTCGGCGCTAATGCTCAGCGCGCGTGTCTAGGCTATGGCGTTCCGGATTTAACAAGGGCTCTGGATTCCGAAGAGAGGCGTGTCGTGCTGATCGCAGACGCGCAGGAACTCGCGACGGATCAATTTGCCCTCTATCGCGTACCTTTGCCAAAGGAATTTCAGACCACCAAGGGCGTTCGGCACATCCGGGTTAGCTTGGCGTTTGATCCACCGGTTCGCCATACACGGCTAGAATATCTTGGGCTGCGCCTCAACTACCACCTAATCCGAGGCATGACCCCGGATGCAATTTTTGAGCATTTCCGGCATCGAACGAAGGACGAAGAGCCCTTTGAGCGATTGGTAGAGAGCAGCAAGTGTCCGCTCAACCCATCGCGTGATCTGCGCGGCACCAGCACACTTCAGAAATCCTCGATGACTATGCAGCGAAATGTGGATCGCTACGGCGATGACTATTACCTTGCCGTCTTCGCGGAGCGGCGATGGGCAGGTGAGGAAATTACGCATCAGCGCTTTGCCGTTGCGGTAGAGTTGGAGCATGAAGCGGAGATCAATATTCATCAAATGCTCCACACTCGCGTCCGGGTCTGACGTCCGTTCGGGCGTGACAAGGTCGTAAGGGACTCAGGGATAAGTTACTTCCGCAATTGAAATCGCTGAACCAACGAGCGCCCAAGATGGGGATCAATCTCGTAGTCGCAGTGACCGATGACGACTGGTTCGAAATGCTTCGCTGGCAGCCGAACCTCAGTGAGGTGAACTTTTGGGCACCTTCCGCGGCGAGTTTTCGCGCGCTCCAGCCTGGCGAGATGTTTCTGTTCAAACTCCATGCCCCCCGTAACGTGATCGTCGGAGGAGGGATATTCGCCTATGCCAACGCGCTGCCATGTTCTCTCGCCTGGACCGCTTTTGGCGAGGCCAATGGAGCCCGATCCGCTCAGGAGATGAGGGCGCGCATCGCTCGTTACCGCAGGTCCAATTCGAACGATCGAAGCGATTTCGAGATCGGATGCCGCATTCTGACTCAGCCCTTCTTCTTGGAAGAATCCGAGTGGATTTCCGTGCCGTCGAGTTGGTCGCCGAACATAGTTTCGTTCAAGACCTACAACACCAGCGATAGCGAGGGATTGGCTTTATGGGAGACGGTCAACGCGCACATGATGCGGGCGCAAGCGCCCGACATTGCCGAGACCGGAGCTCGCTTTGGCGAGCCACATCTCATTCGTCCCCGCCTGGGACAGGGCGCATTTCGTGTGCTTGTGACGGATATCTATCAGCGGCGCTGCGCAGTCACCCAGGAGCGGACGCTGCCGGCTCTGGAGGCCGCTCACATTCGTCCCTACGGCGATGGCGGTACCCACGAAGCACGGAATGGCCTTCTGCTCCGTCGGGATATTCACAGTCTGTTTGATGCCGGCTACGTGACGGTAACGCCTGGTCTGCAGTTCGAAGTCAGTCGACGCATACGGGAGGAATTTGAGAACGGCAAACATTATTACGCGCTTCACGGCAACAAGATCGAGCCGCCCAGGGATACTCGGCAGAGTCCGGATCTCGATGCTCTGACGTGGCACAACGAGCATTGTTTTAGGGGCTGACCAGCGAGTGCCGATGACCGCTAACGACCCTGATACTTTAATGCGCGTTGCGGCCTTCGAGCATGTCCGAAGGCTGGGCGAAGTGCACGATCATCTGACTGCGACTGAGTTGAAGCCCGGCTTCCTCTTCGAGGATGGGCGTATCCCGCTCATTAATCCGCAGCGCGGCATCTTCAAGCCGCAGCAGATGCGGTTCTTGCTGTCGATCAAGACGGTCTTCCCCAAGCCGGGCGGCAGGGTCTGGTACGATGACCAGCGGGAGGTGCATCGCCAAATATTCGAAGGCGACGAGACGGTTGATTACGCCTTCATGGGCCGAGATCCCGACGCGGCCGACAATCGATGGCTTCGCGAGGCCTTCGAGAACCGGATACCGATCATCTATTTCCTCGGCATCGCGCCTGGACGCTACCAAGCAATGTTGCCAACCTTCATTTCCGGGTGGGACGGAACGGCGTTGAAGGCCCGCGTGGCGTTCGGCCCGCCCGATCTTGATTCTCTGACGCCGCCCGAAACTGCACTCGAACGGCGCTATGCACTGCGTGCAGTCAAGCAAAGACTTCACCAAGCATCGTTCCGCGAAGCCGTCATCAGCGCGTACAGCGGCCGTTGCGCGTTGTCGGGGTTGCCTGAATCTGTACTACTGGATGCTGCGCACATCATTGCGGACAAGGACGAATGTTTCGGCCAGCCGGTCATTCCGAACGGCATCCCGCTTTCAAAGATTCATCATGCCGCGTTCGACGCTCATCTGATCGGCATAGATCCTGACTACCGACTGCATGTATCCGATCGATTGCTTGGACAGAATGACGGTCCAATGCTTGAGGCTCTGAAGAGGCTTAACGGCGGAACCATCCATCTGCCAGGCCGTCTTAAGGACCGTCCTGATCGCGATCGGCTCGCGCTGCGCTTCGAGCGATTCAAGTCGGTGATATGACGTAGCATCGCCGCATCGTAGCGGCAGGCGGAAAAGAACCAATGGAGCCGCGCCGTGGCGGGTTACAACCTTCGCAGATTCAAAATAATATAGTCGTCCGTAGGTTCCCACGCCCCCAACGGCGACCGCTGAAGTCAATAGGATGCCCGCCTGTGCCGCGTAAGATCGCAGTAGCTTCCGTGGTCAATCGCTGTACGGCGTCCGAACTTCCAACGCTTGTCCAAGGACTTTTGCCCCACTCTATCCAACTTTTCGCCGATATAAACGCACCGACGCTACGTAGTCTCCTTGAGGCAGCATCCGACGTCAACGATTCTAGGGCGACTCGCCCTATCTTGTTTCTTAATCTACCGAAAGCGTATCGCACAGAGTCGATCATTGGCGAAGTGATTGATCAACTCGCAAGAGCAGCGAGCGGCCTTTGGCCGCTTTGGTTTGGCGGCGAGGATTTTTCCGATATCAATGACAGCGCGCTGAGCCATCAATACCTGCCGATCAAGCTCGCCACGCTCACGCCGCGTTTTCGGGGACTGTCGACCGGTTGGGCGGAGGTCGCCATCCGGCAGATCCTACGTGGCCGCCATCCGCGCATGCCCAGAAATTCACCAGAAATCGAATGGCCCCAGCTATGTCATGCAGTCAATCCGAACGGACTGATCGCCGTCATAACGCTGGATGAGTGGCCTTCTCAATCTGCATTGGCAGTAGTCCATGCGCTCGAATGGCTGGCGCTGAACGGTGACGTCGCCATTGCGATTCTCTGTCGTCAATTGCCGCTCCCGGCGCCTCCTTTTGACCGATTCCTGTATGGCGCACGGCAGGTCACACCCGAGGCGCCCTTTCTGCCAGCAGATTACGAATATACGGAAGGCGAGATACACAATGTACAGGCCATCGAAGGGTCGCCCTCGATCCTTCTTCTGCCCTCCGTGCAGGGACGCCCGCATCCGATGAGCCTGATCGAGCAGCGCCTTTCGAAAATGATCGAGGCAGATGTCGAGCTTACTTCAAAATTTGTTTTTAACGCACGC